CTTAGAGTAAAAACAGCAGACGCTTATCAGTTGATTAAGCAACTCTATGATAAACAAAATACCTTAATGCGTTCTTTCCCGGCTAAAGAAAAAGCTTTCTATGTATCTCAAGCCGTAGCTGATGGGTATAGAACATACTTACAACAACTTGGAAATGGTAGTTGCTGCGCTATTGAAAGCTATACCAATGGTATAGATATTCTAGCTTATAATGGTATACCCATTTATGTTGAACCTATATGGGAACCTATTTTAGAAGAGTTAAATGGGGCTAACACACATGCAGCTATTCTTACCCTTAGAGGAAACTTTGTATTTGCTACCGATAAACGATATGGTGAGGGCCCTGAGTTAAATGAAGCGCTTATGGTATGGTATGAAGAAAGAGAACTTAGTTGGTACTATCAGATGTTTTTAAAAGCAGGTACACAGATTGCATTACCTGAACATATTGTAATTGCCCTTTCAAAATTTAACCTATAGAAAAATTTTAATTATAACCTATGCTTTGTACAACCCTTAGACCTTATAATAGAACATGCGGACCGACTAGTGGAGGTCTGGCACGTCTTTGGATTTTTGATGCTGATGATTTCAATTTTACGCAGGCAGCAGCCGATCCATCTGGTGCTAAACCATACAGTGCTGTTGCCCTTAGACCCGGTGCTACAGCAATGGGTGGAGCTAGAATGTTTCCGATCAAATTTGAAAAAGATGAAGCAGAATATACTTTCAAACAAAGCCGTAAAGGATGCTCTGTAAAATATGAACATCAACTGGAATTTAAATTAGCTGATCTCTCTCAGCTTATCACTAACTGGAATGCTGCTATAGATACAGCGGGTTGTTGCTGTGGTGTAGGTATTATTGCACAGTTCAATAGTGGCAAAATATTTGTAGCTGGAGAAAAATGGGTGAACAGTGCAGCTATTGATATCCCACTAGAGATGAAACAAGATGGCAGCAGTGGAACCAGCGGTAAACTCAAAGATGATTTTAATGGTGAGACTGTAATTATTAAAGGGGATCATGTGCGTAAGCTTTATGAATACTCCGATAAAGTGCAATCTATTATTGATCTACAATAAAATATTTTTATGATGATTAAAATAAAAGAAACTGCTAAAGAAAAAGTAGTGGCATATAATGGTCGTGCATTACCGCTGGGCCAACGTAATGATTATCCAGAGCTAGCTATGATTGCTTTAGAAAGTAATGATCCATCACTACTAGAAGTATTTGAAACGCTTCCTACATTGGAAGAATTAAAGAAACAGAAAGTAGAACAAACTTTACCAGAATTACCTGAGCTACCTAAAACATCTTCTAGTAATAAAAAATAAAGAAGTTTCTTATTGACTATCCACTATGAACTAATCATGCTCTATGCCTTTATCACCCAATGTGCAAGGCACAACTAAATTAAAAATATCTAATGCCGTTAAACTTAATGCAGAAAGTCCGATACCTTTTGAGTACGGAGGTATAGCTTTCTCTGCGCTGAATGGCGCTCGGTATCTTCCTTTTTTTGCTCCGGATGATCGCTTTTTTCAAACATTATTAGAAGCTCGTCTTTTATCAGTAACACAAAATGCTTGTATCCATACTAAACGCAATTATTGTGTAGGCTCAGGTTGGATAATTACCAATCTGCCCAGCAATAAAAAAATAGATCCGCTGTTTGAACAGTGGTCTTCTTGCATCAACAATAAAAATGAAGCCCTCAATAATATTTTTACTAAAGCTTTTGGTACTCATTTTTGTTTTGGCAATACGCCTATAGAAATTGTCCGAGGTTCAGCTGGTGGAAAAAAGTTTGTAAAAGTATATGTACGCAGCCCGCTAGAATGTAGATTATCATTACCTAATACGGAAGACACTTGTGAACGAGTAATCATCTCTAAACATTTTAAAGAAAAAGGAATATGGTACGGACTAGACAAAGGTTCAAGTGGTGCCATTACTATTCCGATTTATAATCCTTTAAATAAAAAAACTAGCTGGTTAAAAGATGGTGCAGTAGAACGAACTATGTTCTGGATTAAAAATGAAATGGATGGTTACAGTTATTACGGTCTGCCTTCTAATATAGGAGGTCTTCCACAACAAGTGTTGGAATATGAAATCACTCGTTACAATTTAGATAATCTTGATAATAATATGAAACCGGGTGGAGTGATTCTATTACAAGGTAACGTTACGCAAGAAGAAGCCAACCGTTTAGGAAAAAGTATTATTCATCAACACAGTGGTAAAGGCAAACGTGGTCGCTGGATCGTAATGGCTAGTGAGCATGGAATAGAAAATTCTAAAGTGGAACAGTTTAATGTACAACAAGAAGGTAGCTTCAGTGAATTAGATCATAATGCCACACAGAAAATACTATTTGCTAATGAATGGGACAGCGTGCTTGCAGGCCTTCAAAATAGCAATAGCAATGCGATGGGAAAAGGGAATAGTTATTTCCTCAGTGTATTTAAAGCTAAATACAATACCGTGATCAAACCCGCTCAGGAGTTTATATTAGAGCAATTGTTAAAACCAATACTTGCTATTTGTGATGAGTGGATGAATACTAAATGGTCGGGTTACAATTTTTCTTTACAAACCAATATTCCTATTACGGCTATAGATGGTGCAGATAGTATTGATGGTATGACTGTAAATGAAGTAAGAGCTGCTGTAGGGCTTGCTCCATTAGAAGATGAGGCCAAAGGCAAATTACTCATTATTGAACTGCGTAAAAGCGGAGGAACCAATGTATAGAGTAAATACACTGCCTAGAAAAGTACTCATCACGGTTGATGAAGTCATCAGTATGACCAATACTTCGCATACGCTAGATCGTAGAACGATAGAGCCGGCTATTATTATAGCAGAGGAAAGAATTGTTCGTCCAGCATTGGGATTTAATTTCTATGAGCATTTAAGGGAATTAAAAAATCAGATTGTTACTATAGCAAATAAAGTAGCCCTGGAAAAACTAGTCAATGATAGTATCAAAGATGCACTACCTGCTGGAGAGATTTTTGATAAAGTAAACTTAGAAATAGGCAGTTATGTGAATGCAAGCTTTTATTTAAATCCAGAAGATTTACTGCTATGGAATGAATACTTATGGAAGCTTACCGCAGAAGCGGTGCGCCTTATTGCCTTACCACAGAACTATGTACAATTTACCAGTCAAGGATTAGTGCACAATAATCCAGTAGCTATAGGATTAGATGGAGAAAAAACCACTACGCCAGAATTACGTACCACTAAATGGTTAATGGATAAATCGATGCAAGATGTGATTGATCCGTTAATAGAAGCTATGCATGAGTGGTTATGTATCCAAAAGAAAAATAATCCTAAATCCTTCTTGCTTTATACTAAACCTTGCGACTGTGATTCTAATGGTATTAGTTATAAAAGAAAAACAGATATACTTATTAATATCTATGATGAAGAAATAAATTCTTGCAGGTGCAATACAAAACCTTAAATAAATTATATATGATTAATCTCTTACGCATTGGAAAAGGATGGTTTAGACATTTGGGCATACTCCCTATAACTAAAGAATTAGAAACACTTGCTGAAAAGCGTTTTGAAATATGTAAAGCTTGTCCTCATGCTGAACCACATAAACTGCTAAAAGTGATAGATGGTAAAATGAATAAAGTTGGTTGTATTTCCTGTACGATCTGTAAGTGCCCTTGCCATCAAAAAGTACTTGTACAAGAAGAGAAGTGTCCAATAAAGAAATGGTAAGAAATTATTTGTAATAGCGTATATCACAATCTTTTCTATTATGACTAAAGTAGACAAAGAAATATTTCCTACTCATGCATTGGAACTATTTGATCCCATTTCATCATTTCCAGATCTAATAATTTATTTTTAATATGATAATATATTTCTGTTGATTTTTTATCCTTATGGCCTAATAATTTCTGCGCCCTCTCAATAGGTATATCTAAATCAGCTAATGTTGTTCCAAAAGTATGTCTTCCTACATGTGCAGTTAAATCAATAGTAATACCAGCCATAGTTCCTAATACTTTTAAATACTTATTATAATCCTTATTACAAATCTTTAAAGAATTGTCTCGAATAAAATTCAGTACTATTCTTAAGCGCTGATGTATATATAAGTTTACTTCTACATCACATTTTTGAGTATCTATTATGATACGTTCATCATCTATTACATGTTGATCATAATTAAACCTATACAAAGCGTCTTGAAAACGTAATCCTGTATAACACATAAACAAATAA